TGACCATCCGCTCCCCTTGGTCCGATGTCCCAAAAGCTCCGCCTGATTGATCTATTCCGCTACTACAAAGCGCTGCCCCACCAAATGGCAGCCATCACAGAACTGGAGGAGGCCATCCTAAAGGCCGACCCATCCCTGCTCGACCGCAAAAACCCCTGGTTCAACACCTGGTCCACCGGAGGTAAACAAATTAACTTTCCCAATAGCTGGGAAGGCGTTTACCACGCAGCGGAAGCATCTGGCGCAAAATTCCCCGAACTTGCAGCAGCACAGTGGGCACTGGAGTCAAGTTACGGCCAACTGGTTTCAGGCCGCAATAACTTTTTCGGCCTCAAAGGTGCAGGCAGCGACCACAAAACCCAAGAATTTATCAACGGGCAGTGGATCACAATCACCGATAGCTTTATCGACTTCCCCGACCTACTGACCTGCGTAATTTATCTAGTCGATCACTGGTACAAAGACTATAAACATTACAAAGGCTGCAACAACGCGCCCACCAGAGAGGAAGCAGCCCGCTGGCTTTACAGAGAAAGCTACGCAACAGACCCCACCTACCCGAAAAAACTAATTGCACTAATGAACGAGAACTGCGCAAAAAAGCCGGCACGTAAAGAGAAGGAAAAATTACTGCGCGTGCCCTACGAATACCAGCTTGGTGCAGACGACGGACCACGCGGTTACCGCCAGTGCTTCAGTTCCAGCTGCGCAATGGTTGCCCGCTACTACGGCAAGATCTCGGGCGACTATGAATACAACAAACTCCGCGCCCGCTTCGGTGACACCACAGACCCCAACGCCCAAAAAGCAGCCCTAACTGCACTGGGACTAAAACCAACCTTCGTGCTGGATGGGACGGCAGAAGACCTACAAAACGAAATACTTAACGGCTACCCAGTACCAGTGGGCTGGCTACACAAAGGCCCGGTCTCAAAACCTACAGGCACCGGCCACTGGAGCGTAATCGTCGGCTTTACTCCATCCCATTTCATCCACAACGACCCATTTGGTGAGGCCAACTTGGTTTCCGGTGGCTATATAAGCAACAAGGGAGGCGCGGGAATCGCGTACTCTCGCAAGAACTGGCTGCCTCGCTGGCTCATCGAAGGCAACGACACGGGCTGGTTCATGAAAATCCGCCCTAAGTAGCATGCGCCCCATCGAACACTCCACGGAGTCGTCCTTCCACAAAGCCGCCAACGACAAATGGCTAGTGGAAATGTTCAACAAGCAGGACTACAGGGGATTGCTGGAAGCAGCACTGGTACTGAACACGCTGCACCAGCTGGAAAGAACAAAATCGGCCTGGGCTATCCGCGAAGCTGCAGATAACCTGGCCGACCAATTCGGAATGGATCGTGACTCGGCTTAGATAGCCGTGTACTTCTGATACAGCCCGGTATAGGTGTGATGAAGCGGGTGATCTTTGTCTGCCCGCCCATCATGCTGGTACAAATGCTCCAGCAAATCCGCCCGCGACTGATCCACGATCGTCCTACCCCAAGTAAGGTGCGCCCATTCAGCCCTGTCCATTTACAACCTCCACGGTTTTTGCAGTGAGTCTCTGCCTGAGCTTCGGCCCAGTATGAGAGCGAGCCAGTTTAGGTTTTTTGGCCGTCTTAGGCGGCACCTCAACCCTGCAATTCGGGTAACGATTTTCAGCAAACTTAATCGCCTGCTTTAAGTTCTCAGCTCGCACAAGATCCCGCATGGCACCCTGACCAGGCAACCACACAGTCAACTCAAACAGCTTCGTCTTCTCTGCACTGGTGCGAGAGATACCTTCACCAAGACGCTGCTCGGGATCGGTCTGAGGTTGGAACGGCATTATTTCCAGGATTTGAAGTGGGCGGGTTCTTCAACGCTATGAACAGCAACAGCACCGTCAACGCACTGAGAAACAATTCTCGCAGCACTGACAGCCCGCTCGTATGTGACCCAGCTTGAAGCGTCTTCCTTACAAGCAGTGACACCAATTCCTTGACCTGGGCCGTAAACCGCTGTGACCCAGCGATCTTCGACCATAACCACATAGCGCGTCATCGGACCCTTTTTAACTACTGTGTAATGCTAGTAAAAGGAATCTTAAGCCGGCAGACTATGTAGAACTTTAACTAAGTCTCATGAGTCTTCTGGTTGCACCTTTTTCTGTTCTCGTGCATTTATGCGGCCTTGAACTCGCCGTTGCACAGACTCCTGCCACGCCTCATTGTCAGCCATCAACGCAAACCCATACTCCTGGGGCAGCTCCGCCTCCAGAAACTTGTAAACCACTTCCCGCATCATCGCGGTCACGCGAACTCCACGCCTATCCGCAAGAGCTTTGGCCAACTGGTACCTATTTTTGTCTAGCAGGACTTGGCAATAAATCTTCGACCCGTGCTTAAGGGGCATGACAACTTGCTGCTTTGTCACACAGTAGCACGTAGTTACCAGCGAACATCCTGGTCAACCTGCTTGCGCCACGCATTTGCCTGGGACACCCGCGCCCCAAACCTCTGCTTGGAGCAGCCCTTACGAATGCCTCTAGCCCACTCCAAAAAAGCAGCGGCCCGCTGTAAGTCAGCGGTCCGCGCTTGCCTGATCTCCTTATAAAGCCACTCCAGGACGATCTCCCTCCCGGTGCGACTCACGAGTTTACTTCTGAGACAGCCTCTTCCTTTCGTTTGACACCAAGCACCAGCTGCTCAGGACACAACCGCATGGCATATTCCCTTGCAGTAAGGATGTCTGGAGCTTCCACAAAGATGTCGTGCATGGGACCATGCTTCGGCCACATGCGCACACGGTACTCACGAAGCTCCGTCACTTGGCCTGATCCCAACTCAACCCGACCTTAGCTTCGGCAAGCGGTGGTATATCACCAAGCCACTTAGATTCACAGTTTTCCATAACTGTTTGCAGCTGGGACGCCCAAGCATCAGCGTGCTCTTCAACTACGAGCAAGATGATTTCGTCATGCACCACGCCGGCCAAGCGCACGATGTCCTCCCCATCGGATTTAAGGAGCGGCCACAACTTGCCAAGCGTGTATTTGAGGACAGCAGCGCCAGCACCTTGGATCGGCGTATTACAACGGGTCGTGAGCTTGTTGTTCTCTCCCGGTAGAAACCGCCTGAGCCCCGAAATGCGGATTTCGACAGATGGATTTTTCGCAGGCGCATTAGCAAGTGCAGCATTCTTACGCTGCCACCGGCTGATCCCTTTATAAGCAGCGTGGAACTTTTCCCTGACTGCGGCTGCTTCATCAAGATCCATTTGGATGCCCATCGCTGCTGCGTAATTCCTAAGCCCGTTTGCCCCACTGCCATAAAGCAAGCCAAAATTCGCGCTCTTGCTGACCTGCCGCTGCTCCTTCGTGACCTCATCCTTATCCACTCCATAAATCTGCACCGCAGTAATCGTATGGAGGTCATCCCCAGCCTGGAACGCTTGAGTCATAAGTTCATCTTTAGCTTCCGCAGCCGCCAACCTCAGCTCCATCTGCCCAAAGTCAGCCACCACAAAGCGCCACCCCTCTGGAGCTTTCACACACGCCCTAAACCGCTGATCCCTGGGAATCTGCTGCAGGTTGGGACTCATGCAACTCATCCTGCCAGTGTCAGCCCCCATCTGCAGATAGCTGGCACGAATGTACCCATCACTCTCCACATTCTTCAGCAGCGTTTCCGCCATCTGCCTTCTCTTCTCAGTCTTCTTCCACTTCAAGTAGTCCGCCACAATCTTGTGCTGCCCTGCATACTCCTGGAGCGCCGACTTACTGGCACTAGGCTTTTTGCTCTTCTGATCAATCGGTACTTCACCAAGCAAAGCGGTGAACTTTTTCAGCAGTTGCACAGGGCTATTGAGATTGAAAGTCCCCCTCTCAACCTTTTCCCCCTTAGCTGCAGGCTTGGTGCGGTAAAGAAGTTTACCCTTGGCATCACGACAAAGCTTCTCTCCCTGGGGCAAAGCCTCATCAAAATCCTGAATAAACTGCTCACCAGTTTCTAAAGCTTCCGCATCCAAAGTAACAATTAGCTGCTCCAAATCCTTCTTATCGAACGGCAAACCAGTCCGCCAAAGCTGTGCCATCGACTGGAGCGCATTGCACTCAATACACCACGCTGGAGCAAGCACGCCAATGGCGATCCTATGGAGAATCTTTTCTACAAGCTCAGTAAGAATCTCTACATCTTTAGCCGCGTAATCCAGTTGACTTTTAGTCAGTTGACCAGACCAATCACTTTTCTGCTCTTCCTTGGATAAGGACTTACCGAGATAACGATGCACAACATGCTGCAGGCCGTGCTTTACATTTGGCAAGCCGTTTCTGAGTATGCGGCTAGCAAGCATGGTGCAGAACACCCTGCCTTCGGGATAAATCTCGTGCTCCTGGAGCCAGCCAAGATCAAACACAGCGTTGTGGGCGTACCAAGAGCGCTTAGTTTTGAAGAACTCTTCAAGCTCAATCCATTCGTTGTCATCGAGAGCAAAGCAGTCAATCACCACGGGAGGTTTGCCGTAGGTGGCCAGCTGGAGCAACCTCATGCGTCCAAACTTGGGCTGCAACTGGGTCGTCTCAACGTCAAAGCAAATCTTTTTGGCACCTGCGAGGGAAGGCAGGTGCGCAACACCGAAGAGGTAGTTCAAGCCTGGTGGGGCAATGCCCGCTTACTGTATCACAGCTGACCCGTAGTGGCTATAGAACGAGCAATCCCCAGCAAAACAACCACCAGCCTCTGGTACAGACAAACCACATTTGCCCTGCCACCAGTGCTCACAGTTGACGCACTTCTTTTGTGTGCGTGGCGCTTTTCTGGGTATGTCTTTGCAGAAGTATTTGTAGGACTTACCCAGCTTTATTTCGCTGACAGCCTGATGACTAATCCCGTTATCTTTTGCAATCTGACTATAAGGTCTTTCATCTAGTAGAACTCGTCTAACGGCAGGCTCATCAAGCTTGCGCCTGCGCATCATCGACTGGGGCAATTTAATTTCTTGCCGCTTTTCAGTGTCGATGTAGACCTTCCATTTGTGGTTGCAAAGTTTGCATTTAGCCCAGTAAGTTCGGTAAGGGCCGTAGGCCCATTTGTGCGTGTTGGTGATTTCCCGAAAGAAGTGGCTGCAGTTAGTCATTCCAGTGCCTAATTACTCCTGAACAAATAAAAAAGTTGGTTGTCATGTAAGCCAAGAGAATTAAAAAGCGCACCGTCGCAACCTGATCAGCGATCCGGTCGTTCTGGTGCGCTTTCTCCCCCAAGGCCTTGGCGACAACACGCCACCAGTGCCTCATTTCTCCCGGTAAGCCTCCGTAGCCAAAGTGTTAATCAGCCGCGTCAAGTACCAGCGGGCTTTGCAGAAGTCCTCGTAAGGATCCTTCTTAAGCCAAGCCCTGCTGATGTACTTGATCACCTGCCAATGAAGGCCACCAACGACTGGATCAGGTGCCCCCCGCACCCAATCCTCAATAGTGTCGATGACCTCAACTTTGCCCGAGGTGTAATGGCTGGGGTGATTAACGTTGTCAGTCATCCTTTAGATGCTTGAACAGTTTTGTCGCCCTGGTATCTGCCCGTAACGGAGTAATCCTTTGCAGGCAGCATCGAAAGCTTATGGAAAACAATCTGCGCAATACGCATACCCGGCCAGAGATAGACAGGGTGGAACTTACGCGCATTCTGTAGTTCCAGAGTTAGTCTTCCGACATAACCAGGATCTATGTATCCGGCAAGAAGATGTTCGATACCCTCCCTAGCCCTACTGGACTTGAGAGCAAGCTGCCCGGCAATACAGTCAGGCAGCTGGAACTCCTCAAACGTCTCAGCGAGTACGAACTCATGCGGATAGAGCATGAAAGGGTTCTCCTTCGTGTACCCAGCAATGGAGTAGGGCTCCAGTGAAGGATGCTCTTCACGCTCTACCAGCAGGTTGTCGCCAAGCCGGACATCAAGACTTGCCGGATTCAGTAGCTCTGGATCGAACGGTGTGACCAGCCCCAATCGCGTAAGCGAAAGGATCTCAATGTCTGGAAGAATCACCCGTGCACCTCAACAGGAGTGGACTCCTGCTGAATGCTCACGTGCTTCCAGGTCTTACCCCACTTAATGCAGTTGATGGTGGTGATGTGGACGCCGAAATCACGGGCAATACTCGCCACAGACTTACCGCCTGCAGCCAGCTGGCGCTTGATCTCCAGCACCTTCGCCTCAGTCAGAACAGCAACACCGCGCTTACCACGGCGAGTCTTACGAGGCTTAGCCTCCATCTTTTCCTGGGTCGCCTTAGGGAAGGCTTTCTTGCTGTTGAGATCCAGTTCAACATGTTGGCAATTGGAGAGTGCTGCCTGCGCAGCTTCCAGAGCTTTGCTGATGTTCTCAAACTGAGATTCAGAGAGAATGTGCATGTTCACGGTTTAGATCTCCAGCAGTGTAGTAGAGAAGTCAAGCCTGTTCTAGCTCGATCTTGATAGCTGCCTGGAAATAACCAGCCACCTTCAAGCGACGGTAAACAGGGCCTGCCTCATCCGACTGCTTGTTCTGGATCGCGTTGTAGTCATGGCGGGCACCCTCAAGCGCTTCCATGGTTTCGATGTTGAGCATCTTCAGGTCCGAGTCAGACAAGTCCGGCACCTCAGAGAGGCTGATGGTTTTGTTGAGCAAGTAGGACCTGTAGAAGGGCAGGCCTTGAGGTTGAGTCATCCGAAATACAGTTCGCGTAGTTCTGCAACCCAAGCATCGTATGCCGCTCTGTCGGCAAATTGATGCTTGAACACCTCTGGCACCTCTTCGTTTTTGAAGCGCCCCAGGCCTGACTGCGCACTGCGCATCTCCATGAGGTCGTGCCAGTTGTAGCCGCGTGATTCCTTGTAATACGAGTCGTAATCCATGATTTGTGTGTAGGTGAAGGGCCAGGCTATCGCTTGGCCCATTGGGTGTCGCCGGGTATCGGCTCTGTGCCGTACTCGAAGGTGTCGTAGTCCTCGTCGTTGCGTGGATCAGAAGTCGTCGATGGGGTTCCAGTCGTCGACTCTTTCGGTGAGCATCCTTCGGAATTGGGCATCGGTCGCCGGGATCAAGTCCTCATCTGAAAAGTAGAGGGTGCCTCGGCACAAGGCAGGCCCCCACTCTGCTGGTTCAAGACTTGTCGCCGCACGGACTGGAACAATCTCGTCAACAAAGGCATCGACGACGAGGTATTCGCCTTGGAACTGGAGGTTTTCAATGGATAGGACCGTCATTTGGAAGCCTGCTCGCGGATACGGACGGCGTTCTCTTCCATGTCGTTGAGCCAGGTATCCCAAGACATTTTAAGGAACTGTTCAAGATCCTCTAAGTAAGCCAGCTGCTTGCGGTCATAAGTCGCATCCCAGCCTTTTTTCTCGAACTTCTTGATGCGCTCTTTCATGATCATGGTGGCCCAGTTGACACCGAAGTACCAAGGGCTGAGTTTGCTGTTGTCCACTGGAGTTGTGCTTGCCATGTTGATTGAGTAAAAGGGCAGCCCGTGTCGGGCGTGCCCTTAGGTTTACACAGGAGACAGCAGGCGTCAACCCATGCCTGTAACAGTCAGATACACAGTGACTGCCAGCATCCCCAGCAGCCACGTCAGACCGAAGACCACGACTGGCGGAATCATTCCCTCACCCCCAGCGCCTCGGGCTCGTACTGGGTCAACACAGACACGTCTGCGTTCTGCTTGAGGGCGGTCCCAACCACGTACTGGAACTGAGCCAGTGCGTCGTCGCATTCATCAATCTGGTACTCCTCGATCTCGTAGGGCATGCCCTTGCGGTACCAGGAGATCCGGACGATGGCGAAGAGGTCGTAGGGAATGTCGCCGACGTTGTAACAGAACACAGGCCGCCTGGGCCGCTTCGGTGTGGGTGGTTCGGACTTGGCCACGGGTTTCCTCCAAAACAGCCAGGCGCCTGCACGAAGCAGCGCTAGGAAAAAGTTAGGCGTGTGGAAGTGTCCCATCAGTCCCAAAGCTCCGCTGCCTGTTCCATGAGCGCGTCCAAGGCCTCCGGAGAACGCTCTTCCCTTGGGGATACCTCCAAAAGGTGTCCAGCTGGGGCAGATCCACTGGTATCACTGGGAAGTACAGCTGGACAGGGGGGTGTTGTGTCCAGGTGGGTGTCCAGCTGCTCGGAACCAGCTGGACACGAGCTGGACACCTCAAAGGGTTGTCCAGCTGTACTTTCCAGTCCCTGACTGGGTTTTGTCCCAGCTGGACAGGTATTTAGGGGCTTTTCACGCGAGACCAAAGCTTGGTAAGCAGGCAGTGGAGAACCGCCTTTTTTACTGGGACGTGTTTCAGCTACCTGAATCAGCCCACGAGACACCAAACGCTGGGTCGCTTTGGTGATTCCGGAGGTGCTGCCACCACACAGCGGATCAGCAGCAAGCTCAGCCCGCGTCAGAGAGCGTGGGAAAGCCGCCCTAATGCGCTGGAGCACCCGATCCACTACAGAGGCCGGGCTGGCGTCTCCAGCGTCCGTATCGACGTAATCCGTAAGGGAGAAGGTGAGGTCGTTTTCGAGCTTCATGAGCAGCCTGCTGCCATCCCGCCCTGCCCTGGACTTCTCAACGGTGATCAGACGGGCATTGGAGCCTGTCTGAGCCACCTGCTGGGGCGAAGGCCTACGAAGCCCCCAGACCTCATCCACAGCGTCCCTGATGGCCGTAGAGCCACGGAAACCGCCCGTCTTGTTGGCATGGTGAATCAACAGGATGGTGCAGGCCGGGAAAAGGCGCCCATTGTTGTTTGCCAGCCAGTAGATGGGACTCGCAAATTCCTTTTTGTTTTCATCAAAGGCCGATCCCCTGCTGCAACCAGTGATCGAGTCGATGATCACCAGCTTGGGGCGATGCTTCTCGATCAGCTTGGTGAAGCGGTAGTACCAGTTGAGATCCCAACCCATCACAACGGTGACTGGATCAGAAGGCCGAAACTCCAGATCGCGAAGCTGCTGCTGAACCTGCACTTCGCTTTGATCGCCGTTGAGGATCAAGACAGGCCCCGCCTCAACTGGAACGAGATCACCCCGCACTGAGAAGGGCATTCCTCGTGCCACATGCTTGGCAAGCGTCCATGCCGACATGGATTTGCCATCACCACCAGCGCCGTGAATCATCACGGTGCCAGGACATGGCAGCAAATCCGGAATCAGATACTCAAACTTCAAATCTTTTTCAAGCAAACGGTTCAAAGTCATTTCATCGTCCTGATGCTCGAACTGCATCTGAGCGATCAGCAGCCGCTCCAGTGCTCCAGCGTCACGGTATCCAGCCTCCAAAGCCAAGACATTCATGGCGTGAGCTGCCTCAGCCGGGTTCTGGATCTCTTGAATCGCCTTAGCCCGCTTGATCACCTCGGCGTAAGTGATTACGACTTGCCGAATGCGTGTGACGTTATCGGCCTCAGCATCCGCCACAACCTTCCTGAGATCCTCAGAAAGCCACAACCGCCCCGGCAGCTGCTGGTCCGCCATCCAGAACAGAGTCCCAAGGCTTACCGGCCCCTTCCGAAAACTGTTCCAAACCTCTTCACAAGGATTGGAACTAGCCCACTCTTGGCTGTACTCAGGATCCTCAGCAGACCACGCCGACCACAAAGTCAGACCAAGGTCAGTAGGAAGCTCCGAGTGGATTGCCATGCCCACCTTTACCCAGTGATCCCGGCTACCAGCGCCTTGCCCTGGAATCACGCGCAAAGCGGACTGAACAATTTCAGCAACCTCCGCTGGCTCTCTATCCGAGAAATCCAAAGCCTTACGGTTTTTGATAAAACCACCGTCCTGAACTTCACGGCCAGCTGCATCACGCATCTCGGCCAACAGCCATTCAGGGGCTACTGGAACATTCTCAATATCCCCCTCAAAGCCATAACTACCCTCCGGAGCTTTACCATCACTAGATCCCGGATAAGCACCATAAAGAAGACCCTGACGACCCCAGAGAACTTCATAACCTGCGCCTGTATCAGATAGACCGAACCCCTTTACAGAGCCCCAAAGATACTCAGGAACAAGAAACAAATACTTCGCAGCATTTGCCTTTGTAGAAGTAATAACTGGAGCACCATCAAGTGAATCGCCCCACTTCTTTTTCAGCTTGGAGAGGTTGCGATCAACATCAAGAATCACGAGACCAGAACTGCGAGCCCCGGTAAAAACACCAACAGCCTGAAATAGCTCGGGCTTCCTCTCGATTTGGAGCGCCACATCAGACGGCGCCATGACCGTGTGGTGGCTGCGCTCTAGGGGAGTTTTGCCCTTAGAAATCTTTCCAGACTGGATCGCAGTACCCTTTGCATAGATGGGTGCATAAGCAAAACCAACCGGCAGCTGGCGCACAAAGTCCAGCAGCTCTTGTGTCTTGTTCTGTGACACGTTAGACTCCTATCGGGATTGACATGTCGCCCCAGAACCCTTGCAGCTGGGGCGTTTTCCCATGGTAGGCATCCCGTCAAGATGGTGTTAGTGTGTAAGCCGTTGCCCTAGGGCGACCACACCAAGCACGCTTCTCACAATGGGATTTCTCTCAAAGCAAGCATCAGCAAATGTCAATAGCGGCGGCACCGGCGGCGGCTATCTCAATCCATCAAAACTGACAGACGGCGGCAGCGTCCGCTTCGCACTCCTCAGCGAAGAACCCCTCGAGTTCTACGAGTCCTGGGGCACCTCACCAGAAGGCCAGTCCAAGCCCTTCCGCTTTGACTACGAGCCCACCTACGTGGACATCAAGGCCGAGATGGGCGATTTCGAGCCCCGTGAAGGCCGTGGCGGCCCCGGCAGCGCAGACGTGAAGTTCGCAGTGGCAGTCCCGGTCTACAACTACGACTCGGGCAGCGTGCAGGTCTTCTCCGTCACGCAGAAGTCAATCATGAAAGAGCTTGACTCGATCTCCCAAATGGAAGATTTCGAGAACATGCTTGAGATCGACTTCCAGCTGAGCAAAAAGGGCTCGGGCCTGCTGACTGAGTACACCTTGCGCCCTGTACCCCGCAAGAAAGGCGCCCAAGAGCACATCGACGCAGCCTGGCTGGAGGCCAAATCCGAAGGCTTCGACATCAGCCGCCTCCTCACCGGCGGCAACCCCTTCAAGGCCGCTTGATATGGCACGCATAGGACCTTGCGCTACCTGTGTGTTTTTTGCTCCTTTAGACTCTAAGAGTAGTTCTAAAGAAGCTGGGAAATGTGTTCGCTACGCTCCAAAACCGAGTATAGACAACTGCCACAAATCTTCACTTAGACTTATTGCAGATTGGCCAGTTGTTTATACGTATAACGGTTGCGGTGAGCACGAATACCCTGAAATAATTTGACCCTGAGCAACCGGCCCCGCACCCAACGGGGCCTTTTTACTGGTAATATAAATCTGGGAAAGTGTATTCAAGTGCCTTCTAACACTCAAGACGCCTTAGCATCACTAAGAAAATGGCGACTGGAGCAAGACAACTCTGGCCCATTCCGCGTCTACCGAGACTCAAAAGGCACGGTCTACCACTCAGTCACCCACATCCTGAAAGAAACCAGCGACACCACAGGACTGGAGCGCTGGGTCGCCCGCCTCGGCGAGGCCGAGGCCTCGCAACAAAGAGATATTGCAACTAAAAGAGGCAACCTCGCCCATTCACAGGCTGAGTATCTCCTCAAAACCGCACAACAGTTAGCCCGCAATACAGCCAACAAACGAAACGCCATTCACTGGGACAACCAAGGCTTGGCGCGTATCCCAACCCCAATTACAAAGTGGGCACTCAAAAAAGTTCGCCCCAATGTCCCCTCAGTTGGCTGGAGCGCCTCCGGCTACGCCCGCGGCCTCTCTGACTGGATCACCAACAACGTCACCGAGATTTTCGCCTCCGAATTTTCCATTCATCACCCCGCCGGCTTTGCCGGCACTTGTGATGCCTTGGTGGGACTAAAGAACAATACGCTTGTACTAGCCGACTGGAAGACAAGTGTCGGCCGTAAAACGGCCATTCATAACGGCCTGGAACGCCTCCCAGAAGGCCATTCATACCTTGCCCAGTGCGGTGCCTACTCGTTAGGCCTGAAGCACCTCACAGGCCTCTCTCCGACTGGAGCAGCAGTGGTACTCGCCCGCCGCTGCGGTGCCCCCAACGTCCACTACATGAGCGAGGACGAGCTGGTACAAGCCGAAGACGATTTCCTGGAACGCGTCCGCGTCTACTTCCAAAACCGCCATTCATAAGCAAAAACGCCATTCATAGGCAAAAACGCCATTCATAATGTGTAAGAAATTCGCCATTCATAGCGATGGCTGGAGCACTACTAATCTGCGCCGGCATTCTTGTTGCCCTATACGGTTTATCGCTGGTACTACCTGACAACGAACCCGACGGCACCACAAGACCCGGCCTAAAACGCAAGCGCTAGCCCTGGCACACATGTTGAGTCTCACTGGTACACATGCTGAGTCCTATAGTCAGTCTTATGAGTCTCACTCACAGGTATGAAAAGGTGACCGATAGCGTGGAGCTACCGATCACCCTGACTCACCACCTAGGCAAAAATACCTAGCCTTCTGTGGCTGGCGCTGTTGCCTCGATCACAAACACAGGCCTGCCCAACAGATCAGGCAGGTCTAAGCGCTGGAGTGTTACCAGCCCCCGCCTTTCGAGGCCTTTTGCTGACTGAAAGGATTTGCAGTCTGTCGGCAGAATCCGTCTGCCGACCTTGCGGACGGCAGACAAAAGATTGCGCTGGCGCGTTCTGAGTCCCTGTTCTTGCATCTCACTGGGGCTGATCATGCTTTTGCTCCTTTGCGGGATGGCTGGGCTTTGCCGGCATTGGCGCGGCGTTTTTTGGTTTCCGCAGGCTTATCTTGTGGAATCTGTGGAAAACCACCATCGTCGGCACTGCGTGCCTCCGATAAGACTTGTGCGGCTGTGAGTGTTTGCGTGGAGCACTTAGCCCTATCCAGCACCTCCTGAAATGCCGCTGCCTGGCGCAGCTGCTGTTGCCGCTTGTGCAGCTCGGGCAGAGTCTCGAGGTGCCAGCGGCTGGATCCTATTTTGCTGGCATCGGCGCGATTCTCACTGAGCCAAGCCAGGACCATGTCGTCGCAAGGGTAATTTCGTGCGAGCCAGAGCTTGTCCGCAAATTCAATTTGTAGGCGGCGCTTCGCCTCCCGTTCCTCTTCCCTGGAGCGTTTGCGTTCTCGCTGTGTCTCCCATTGTCCGCCGCCCATCAGTTTTCCTCCGCGTAGGCGGACTCGATGCGCTCGCTGCAGCAGTCGCAAAACAGCTCAGTTTCCTCCCAATTAACGGTGATAGCCACAAGCTGCCAGTCATCTGAGCCTGTTGTGGTGCCGATTCTCTCCCGTTCTGTTTTGGCACAACGATGGCAGCAGCTACCGCCATCGCTGAACACACCAAACAGCGGATAACCTCCTGGCCAAGCGTAAGGACTGGCGCTTAGCTGGTCAGCGAGCCTGAGGCTTCTGGATTGTGTGGACATGTTCCCTTGGTTTGGGCGAACCCTTACACAATACAACCAAGGGCAACCCCGCCAGCCGATTTGTTAAGTGATACAACACAGCGGCAAAAGCTGCTGGCGCGTCCGGCACAATGGCGGAGCACCCAAACCCAGGGAAAATGACCATCATTCGAACAGCAGAAGCCTTCGGCACTTTTCGCGTCACGTATGAGACGGTGACGCAAGAATCAGCAGAGCACGGTGATGCAGATCAGCGAGGCTGGCTTGATTGGAGAGGCTGCCCTTGCGACGAATACTGGGAAAGCGAGTGGGACTTGCGCGACCTTAGTGAGCGGCTGTCAGGCTGCTACGCAGAAGGTGACGGCGCTTCTGTGCCTAGGTGGATCACACTTGATCCCCAGTCTGATTTCTGGCTATCTCCCTTCTGGCGCGACCTTGCTGGAGAGGACGCCTTAGGCGTTACCGCGTCTGTGCATCGGCCTGGCTGGATCACAGACGCTAGCTGGCTAAGGGTCTGCAGAATGCTTGGCTGGCATTATCGCTATTGACGGCTTGCCGTTTTCCGTTCTACACTCACACACGAGACCCAACCCTAAGGCTCAAACCATGAACACATTCCATTGGACTGGCTCACACGTCGACGGCTCCCGCGCCTGCGCAGTGGTGCGCTATTCAGGCCCCACAAACACTCGCGGTTCCCGTTGGCTGGCCACAATAAAGCGTGACTCCGAGAATAAGTGGCGCGGGTCTGCCACGTTCGAAGAAGGCCCCATAACGGCAGCGCTTCGGGCGGCTAGTAAGGCCGGTGTTGAGTGGCAGGCCCTGACTTGCCACAGCATCGACGCAGACACATACGCGGTAGGGTTCTGAGTGATGCCTAACACTCTCACCGTCTGGGATGTTGAGCTGACCGATACGTTCGGTGGCGAAGCGAACTACAGCTGGGTGCGGCGTGATCAGCTGGTACTGCCACAGGATGCCAGCCGCCGGCAGATCGTAACGGCTGCGAAGGCTGCGTTAGGTCTGACTGGCGCAACTGCTGACCGTACGGCCCGGCCTAGTTGCCGGGCTTTTTTGCGGGTGGATACATTACACTAAGGGCAAGCAGTAGGCAACACTAACCGTGGCGGAATCGGAAGGGCAAGAAGTAAAGAAGCCTACCACCGTGGCGAACGATGAAAGTAAGCGCTGGCGTGGTGGTAAGGGAGAACAGGTGCGGATTGATGAGAGGGTAAACGCCGCCTATTCCTACATCCTGGACGGTGGAACCCGTAGGCAGATCGCTGAAAAGCTTGCCACGCGGTTCAATACGTCCGTACGGACAGCTCACGATGACTACGCAAAGGCAATGATTCTCCTACGGGAGGAACAGAGCGCAACGCGACAGGACTTGCTGAACCAAATACAGGCACTGCGCCTAGCTACGGTCACAAAGGCACTGCGCAAAGGCCAGCTGCAGACTGTCGCGATGCTGCTGAAAGACATGGGCGCGGTGATCGGGGAGGCTGCACCGGAGCAGTTGGCTCAGGCTGCACCGCAGCTGAATATTACGATCGACGACAAACGCAACGGCTAGCCGCTCGCGGTTTGCCGCGTGATCCTGTATAGTGTGTAAGTCAACAACGCAAACCAAGCGATGACCCCCACCTTCCGCCAAGCCCAAATATTTGGAGCTGCTGCTGCCGTCTTCCTAGTCGGCTCCTGCATTGTGCTTGAGTCTCAAACCGTCCAGCTCGAGCGCCGATGCGTAGCTGCTGGCCAGAATGTGACTGAATGTAAACTCAAGCTTCGCGGCCGCTGAGCCGATGCTCTAGAATCACACAGAACACACAGGAGCCCACCCATGGCCCACCACCTCGAATCTCTGGCACGCCGCTTGGCGCCCACCGTCGCTCTGCTGATCACGCTGGCGATCCTCACCTATGAGGCCGGCTACTGGCTCGGCCGCACCGTCCACACAACCAACGACTGGCTCGCTGCCCACTGGCCGACCCGCCCCACCACCGGCACCGCAGCAGCACCGGTGCCGGCACCGGCACCGGCACCGGCACCACTGGCCGAAGTGATCGCCACCACTGGCGCAGTCGTCACCGTCACCCACTGCCAGCAGACTGCTACAGCGCTCCGCCTGCGCGCTGAAGGCTGGACGCAGCAGGCCATCGCTGACCACCTAGGAGTGAGCCGCACCACCGTACGCCGCCGCCTGGCCGCCGCTCGGTAGCGGCCGGGCCGGCCCGGCAGTACAACCGCACTACCGAGGGGGTAGCGTCCAGGATTGCCGCGCCTGGGACACCGCCTAGGGAACCTACTGACAAATCCTCATTTTTCTCTACCCTTACACACAGGGGGCAGGGGTTCTTTTTCTGTACTACCCTAGAAAGTACCCACTTACATATAAATGGCCGATTCGGCTGGAACACTCAACCTCCGATACGCGCAGGGGCAAGTATTTAGCAGCCGAAAACGCTTCCGAGTGCTGGTTGCAGGCCGCCGCTTCGGCAAAAGCTACCTCTCCTGCATCGAATTGCTGCGTGGAGCAATCGAACGCCCCGGCGAAACCTTCTTTTACGCCGCCCCGACCTACCGGATGGCAAAAGATATCGCTTGGAAAGTAATGAAAAAGCTAGTCCCCAAGGCCTGGATCAAGGCAAAAAACGAAACCGACCTAAAAATCGAGCTTGTAAACGGCTCCACCATCGAATTAAAGGGCACAGAAAACGCAATGGCCCTCCGCGGCCGCAGTTTGGCCGGCGTAGTCCTCGACGAAGCGGCCTTCATGTCCCCCGAGGTCTGGTTCGAGGTAATCCGCCCGGCCCTCGCGGACAAACAGGGCTGGGCACTCTTCATTTCCACCCCGGATGGCACGGCCAGCTGGTTTTACGACCTCTGGTGTTACGCAGAAGAAGGCGACGACGACTGGAAACGCTGGCAATTCACGACGATCGAGGGCGATAACGTCCCCGCTGACGAAATCGAAGCCGCCCGCGGCCAACTCGACGCCCGCACCTTCCGCCAAGAATTCGAAGCCAGCTTCGAAAACCTTTCCGGCCTAGTCGCCATCAGCTTCTCGGACGACAACATCAATAAAGAAGTCCAAGACCTCCCCGTCCTACCCCTCCTGATTGGAGTGGACTTCAACGTGGACCCGATGTCTGCCGTCTGCGCAGTGAAAAAAGGCGACGTGCTCTGGGTCTTCGACGAAATCATCATGACCGGCGGCGCCACCACCTGGGACCTGTGCGAAGAAATC